GGTGCGGCAGGCCCCACTTCGTGTGCGCTTTTCACACATTTGACATCTACCGGCTTTGTGATACACTAAAATTATGTGCGATTTTCACACATTCTGCCAAAATGTGTGTTTTTCACACATTTTTTGTTGCAATTAAAAATAATATGGCAGTAAAATAAAAATAGGGCAAGCAAATATGGGAGGTAAATATGGCAGGTTTGACTGACGATGTATATTGGTCGCGGCAAGATATTATGCGCAACCTAAAGATCAAGAAGTCATCCATTGTTTTTTATGTGGATGCCGGCGGTCTAGTCTGGAACGAGGAGAAGGGTGGCTACAATGCTAAAGAATTATGTCAAGCTATTGTATCGCGCCCGCAAAAATCTAAGAGCGCAGATAAAACGCCTATCAGGCAGATTGCACAAGCATATCTTATGGGCACTGACCCAGATGCAGCAGCAGGTGGCGCTGTTATTCCGCCGTCCCCAACTCCGGCAGACGCGAAAACGCGTGGTCGTCCGCATAAACAATCGTCAGATTCTATTGTTAGTAAAAAAATAATAAAAAATGATGGGTCATTACCGGAGACTGGTATTGAAAAAGCCTTGGAACGTGCCCGCAACGCAGAACTTAAGGCATACCAGATGTACGAGGAAGTGACGGCAAAGACTGGGATTATATCTGTGAATAGTTTGGATGCCTGGCAAAAGACTTTGGACGTTTTGCGTAAGTGCGAGATGGATTTTACCAAGGTTTTAGAGCGTAGACGTGTGCTAGTAACAAAAAAATCAGTGCAAGACTGGCTAGAACCCATGATCGAACAGGTTAAAACCGTCCTGTTAAATATGCCAGCCAAATTAGCCCCATCGCTGGAGAATCTGCCGTGGCATGAAATCCAGACAAGACTAGACCAGGAGATACGCGATGCAATTAGCAAGCTTGCAAACTTTAAGTGATTCTTGGGTAAAGTCCTGGCAAATACCTGCAAAACTAAATCCATGGCGATGGGCAGAAGAGAATTTAGAATTTACGAGTCGCGTCTCCCCTCTCCCTGGGAACTATAGAACCACATCTACTCCATACGTCAGAGAAGTGTTAGAGGCAGTAGCAGATCCAAAGGTGCGCCACATTACATTGTGCTGGTCAGCCCAATCATCCAAGACAACTACAGCTTTAATAGCTATTTTTTATTGTATCGCCAATGACCCAGGCAATGTTTTGTTAGTGCGTCCATCTTTACAGGCGGCTAAATCGCTGGCAGAAAATAAAATCATGTTAGTAATAGATGAAAACCCAGCGCTAGCGCAACAAAAGACCGGCGACAAGAATGACTATCAAAAAGTCATGATTAAACTCAAAAACATGGTCATTTTTGTCAGAGGTGCTAATGCCAACCAGCTTTCTGCCGAATCATGCAAGGTAGTAGTGCTCGACGAGACTGACAAATACGAACAATACAAAGAAGAGAAGGCAGAAGCTGACCTGGTATCGCTGGCATATGAACGAACCAAGTTCTATAAAAATCACCTAAAAATGGATACCAGCACCCCAACTGTGCCATCCGGTGTCATCTGGCAGTTATACAACGAAGGTGATATGCGTTTATATATGATGCCTTGCCCTATTTGCGGTGCAGAATTTAACTTTTGTATGAAATGTTTTAAGTTTGATTCTGATAACCCAAAGCAAACTGCCCACTTTGAATGTCCGCATTGCGCTGGCAAAATAGAAGAACGTCATAAGCCACAAATGATGTTAAACGGACGATGGGTTGCGCAAAATCCAGAAGCCGACGAAGAGCATAGATCTTATTTACTGCCTGAATTCTATTCCCCGGTTACTCGATGGGGTGAATTAGCGGTAAAGTTCGTTAAAGCGCAAAAACTGGCAAAAATGGGCAATTTTGGGCAATTACATAACTTTATTAACAGTTCTCTGGCAGAACCGTGGGATCCGACGGAAAATGCGCGTCGTGACATCGAACAGTTGCAAGCGTTGTGTGATGATCGTCCGGAAGGTATAGTGCCGGACGAAGCTGTTGGGCTAACGATAGGCATAGACACGCAGGATTTGTACTTTGAATACGTGATACGCGCCTGGGGACGTGATAACCTACAGTCATGGCTAGTAAAACATGGTAAATTGGATGACTTCGAAGACATTTATAATCTTATGCGGTCACGTTTTACCTCTGTATCTGGCACAAAACAGTTCAGAATTACCGCTGGGTTGATCGATTCCGGTGGTCATAGGACGGCAGAAGTATACGAATTTTGCCGCAAATACTCAAGTTTACGCTTAAGACCCAGCAAAGGTGAACGAATTATGCGCCGTCCTTGGGAAATCAGTAAAATCGATAAGCTTGCTAATGGCAATCCAATTCCCGGCGGCGTTAAGCTTGTGCGTATCAATACAACCTATTACAAAGACTTCTTAGCTGGCAAGCTGGCGTTGAATTTTGACGAACCAGGCTCTTATCGTTTACATGCTGACCCAGATCAGGATTATTTAGATCATATGTGCGCGGAGTATCGCAATAGCAAAGGAATTTGGGTTTGTCCGTCATCAAGACGCAACGAGAGTTTTGACTGCGAAGTTATGAATCTGACAACGGCAGAGATGTTAGGGCTTAAATTTGCCACGGCGGAAGATAAAAAGCCGGATACACCTGACGCGCCACCGACGCCGCCAACTAATCCAGTGCCGAAGAAGAAGAAAAGGCTACCAATTTATCACGAGAATCCCTACACAACTGGGATCGAGTAAGGAGTAAATATGGGCAAAAAACTGGCATCAACGCCAAGATCTAGAGTCAGACAGGCTTTGCGACAGCTATGGTTACGCAGCAGAGAACGCGCGAGCGCTTTAAAGCGTGAAAATAATACCTGTCAGTGTTGTCATCGTAAGGCATCCAAGGCAAAAGGCAAAGAGTTCGCGGTAGAAGTGCACCACCTAGATGGAATTTCTAATTGGGATGTCATTATTGATACTGTCTTTGAATTTTTGCTGTGCGACCCAAAGTATTTAGAAGTGCTATGTAAAGAATGCCACAATAGAGAGCATGAAAAAGAAGTCGTAGTAGGTAACGAGCAGATCATAGTTGGCGATCAGGTGGTTACACTATGAATGTACTAACATTTGCCCGTATGATAGTTGCTGCACAGGGTAATGTTGTCAAATACGAGAAGGGTGAAACGATTTGTCCGGTTTGCCGGGAACTTGGGTTGCCTCCAGCCCCTACAACAGTCACATGCACTGTAAAAGAAGTAAGATATATGTGCTGTAGCCAGTGTTTATCGACATTTAGAGCGATAGGCGAAGCAGCGCAGCCTCCAGAGCCTGTTAAAGCACCACCGTCCAAGCCTGTTAAAACACCAGCAAAACAGGACAAAAAGAAAAACATCAAGCATAATATAACCGAGAGCGAGGAGAAAAAAGATGAAAAGCCGAAGCGAAATAGAAGCCGAACTCGTGCTGTTTCGAGCAGCTCGTGATGCCATTCTAGGTGGCGCGCAATCTTATTCTATCAATGGTCGTGCGTTAACCCGTGCCGACCTTAAAACCATCATGGATGAAATCAAAACCTTGGAAGCAGCTTATGATCGCTCTTATAAGCGTTTTGTAAAAGCCCCCACATTTGGAGCATAAGCATGTATGATACAATAGCCCGAATTATAGCTAAATCTCTTGCTCTTGTTGCTCCCGGTTATGCTAAAAAGTATTACCAGGAGCATATGCTTTTGCGTGCTTATACTGCCGCTGACCGTGATAAGTCATACAAGAATTATAAGCCGGCGCAATCAACTGGCGCACAGGAAATAGTGCAGTCTTGGCAAACTGTTACTAATATGACCCGTGAATTGGATCGTAATAATAGCCATGTAGTCGGCATGAAACGACGTTTTGTTGCTGGGTTGGTTGGCGAAGGTAGTTGGCCCCGCCCCAAAATTTTGAAAGAAAATCCAGCTAGCATGTATGATTTTGACGTTGAAAAGAATAGTGATATACTACAACGCTGGGAAAATTGGGCACCCGAAGCTGGCGCTAATGGCGATTCTATTTATCAGCTGCAGCGCCTTGCCGGCAATCACTTTTTTATCGATGGCGGCATCTTGTTCCGCAAGATTTATATTCCCGGCGAAAATAAAAAGAAGAAACTTGCTATTGAACCTATTGAATTAGATCATCTTGACCGTGACAAGGATACAGATACACCAGAATTAAGGATTGTTAATGGTAGACAGCTTGACAAATATAATAAGGTCGTTGGTTATTGGCTAAAGCCACGTCACCCAGCTGAACAACAAACTGAATCTGTGTTTGTGCCCGCTGCCGACATAATAGATCTATATGATCGTAACCGTGCATCTGACATTGGCGGTATCTCCCGACTCGCCTCTGGTGCCATGAATTTTTACAATGTAGGCATGTATCGCGCGGATACGATGAAGCTTGCCCGCACTGCTCTTGGATTCGGTGTTTTTGTCGAGTCTGATGATCCCGGTGCATTCTTTGGCGATGAAAACGAAGAAACAGATGATGGCGGCAATCAGTATCAGTATATAACTCCGGGTGGCGTGCATTATTTACGTAAGGGCGAAAAGATCAATACTGTTAAGCCTGAAAATCCTGGCACACAGTATGAACCCTTCGTCAGAACCGAACTTCGCGCTGCATCAGTAGGCGCCGGCATGTCCTATGAATCAGTTAGTAATGATGGTAGCCAGTCTAACTTCTCTAGCTCCCGTCAGATGTTACTATTCGAACGTGCCATGATGCGCTATACATTTGCAATCTTCGTGGAGCGCTTCTATAGCCGTATTTATCGCTGGTTCATCGAACATGAAATGGATTTTGGGAGCCCGAAGCCTTTAATTCTTCCCAGATACGAAGAAAACCCACAAAAATACTTACGTGTCAGCTGGTCAAGACCGAAAACTGAATGGGTTGATCCGCTTAAGGATGCTAAAGCTGGCAAGGAAGAAGTCGATATGGGCATTAATACCCTTACTGATCTTTGTGAAACAGCCGGTCGCGATATCGAAGAAGTTGTTGCAACACGCAAGTATGAAACAGAATTATTCAAAGCGGCAGGTTTAACATCGTCCTTGGTAGCTGAACCAGATACAGAATCTGATTCTATTAATAATGAAAATTTAAACGGAGGTGCTGAAAATGCCGAATGAACGCAAAGCGCCTGAAGGTATTCCGCAGGGCATTGTAACCCGTGCGGCAACTTTCAAGCCAAAGACATTGCGCGAAGATGACCGCAGTGTAGAATTTGTACTGGCAACGGAAACGCCAGCCCAGGTCTGGTCTTGGGAGAAGTGGGATGTTATTACAGAAGTATTGGTCGCCAAAGGTGTAGAAATACCTGCTAATAAACAAGTGCCGCTCCAAGACAGCCATAATCGTAGCACTATTAAAAATACTCTTGGCTCTGTTCGCGAGATACGCGTTGAAAATGACGAAGTTATTGGGCGTCTTTATTTTGCAAGAAGCCCGGAAGCTGTCGATGCATTTGAAAAAATTCGCGACGGACATGTAGACAGTGGTTCCGTCGGTTATACACCTGTGGGCACCTGGATCGACAAAGACAAAGAATATATTCACAACGGCAAGAAGTATGTAGGACCTATGCAACTATCTACTAAATGGAGCTTGCATGAATATAGTGTCACCGCGATTGGTGCTGATCCATTTGCCAAGGTTAGAAAAGCACCAGCGGAATCTAGCGTTGACGACGAAGCAGGTAATATAATTATTGAAAATAATATTGCCGAACGAACAGAAGGTAATCCCAGCCAGAAGGCTGTTGAATTTGAATCAAATAAGGAGAACGAAACTATGCCGACCGAAAACAAGAATATCGTTGAACAGCCTCCAGTTGACACCGAGGCAATTCGCAAAGCTGCCATGGAAGCAGAACGCACGCGCGTATCAGCTATTACTGCTCTTTGCAACAAGCACAGTCTGCCCGAATTGGTCAATGAAATGATCAATAGCGACACCACTCTGGAACGCGCCCAGGCTGTTATCCTCGACAGATTGGCTGAACGCCAGGCTGCCCCAATTGCCACTGCAACCAAGATTGAAATGGGTGCAACTGACAATGAAAAATTCCGCGCAGCTGCTGTTGACGGGCTTCTGATCCGCTCTGGCGTTGGTGTTGAAAAACCCGCTGCTGGCGCTTCTGATTTCAGCCGCATGGGCTTTAAAGCTCTTGCCCGTGAATGTCTGCGCCGACAGGGCAGAACTGATGTATTCACCATGTCTGATACCGAAGCTCTTGAAATGGCTATCCGCTCTGGCATGATGGGCACTTCTGACTTCTCTAATATCCTGGAACAAACCAGTAACAAAGCTATCTCCAAGGGCTTTGCTATGGCACGCAGAACCAGCCAGCTCTGGACTAACAAAGGCTCTTTACCGAACCTCGAATCAGCTAAGCGCGTAAATCTGGACGATGCTCCAGAAATGCTCGAAGTTGACGAAGGCGAAGAAATCCAGCACGGCATCATTGGCGACAAGGGTGAATCAATCCAGCTGGCAACTCTTGCCCGCAAGATCAGAATCACTCGCAGAGCTCTGCTTGCTGATGACCTTAACCTGTTTTCTCGCTTGTTCCAAAAATTCGGCGCCCGCGCTGCATTGATGATTGACGCTGTTGCTTATGGCGTTCTTACTGCCAATGCCAATATGGCTGACGGTAGCGCTCTGTTCCTTGATACCTCTGCCCGTGGTAATAACCTTGCCACTACTGCAGCTGTTGTATCTGCAACCAGCGTTGACGTTGGATATCAGAGAATGATGGCACAGACCGCTTCTGGCGGATCTAAACTCGGTGTTGTTCCCCGCTTCCTGTTAGTAGGACCCAAAAACCGTGTTGCTGCCCATATCCTGACTGCCTCTATGCAGGATACCACCTTGACCTCTAACGCTAATGGCAATTCTAACGCCTTTAGTGATCTGGTTGCTATTGCTACTCCGCATCTTACTACTGCTTGGTATCTTGCTGCTGATCCGGCAACTGCTGACACTGTAGAAGTTGCTTTCCTGGATGGCAAAGAAACCCCGACTATCTATACTGTTGCTAACGATGGCGACATCCTTGGTCAGACCTTTGTGGCTTACTTCGATGTAGGTGCAGCTGCAATAGGCTATCAGGGCTTGTTCAAAAACGCTGGCGCATAAGTGTAACTTACTGCCGGGGGTAACTCCCCGGCTATAAAAAACTCTAAAGGAGAAAACGATGATTAATCAGGTAAATTCTGGCGAAGTTATTATGTATACAAACAGCACTGGCAGCACTATTACTGCTGGCACTGTTATCGCAATTGGCAAAATCTGTGGTATCGCAATCAATGATATCGCAAATCTGGCTACTGGCGCTGTATCACTCAAGGGTTGCTATACCCTTACTAAAAAAACCGCCACTGATGTTATTCCACAGGGCACTGTTCTTGTGTATGATTCAGGCGTAGAAGCTGCTTCTGCTGCCTCTACTCTTGACGCCGTTATTGTTGGACATGCCGCTGCAGCTTCCAGCTCTGCCTCTACCACTGTAGATGCAATCCTTGGACTATAAGCCCGGACTACTGGATACCTACGATCCGCTATTTGCAGACTGTATGACCTGTTACTTGCCACCACCCTATGACACGGCAAGCGAAGTGGCGGAGAAGATAGATCTGCAGATAGCGCGACTAGGTCTTAGTGGAGCAATTATACGCCATAACCGGAGAAAGAAATGGTTACGTTTAAAGAACAAATGAGCTTGGATGCAACAACCTTCGCCAATGTTGACGAGTTCGGTGAGCTGGCGACCTATACGGCGCCGGATGGCACTGTTACTAATAATGTATTGGTGGTTGTTGCCAGGCAAAGTTTTGTTCAGGACTATGATAACTACTCTGGTTTGGGTGCATCGATATCTATTGATAGGCGTTCTTTAGCCAGCGTTGTGCCACACGGCAAGATTGGTCTTGCAACCGGCGAAGTATTCACCATACAGCTGGTATTTGCTATTGATGATGTATTTATCACGGCTCAGGCTTTGGCTGACATGCGAATTAGTCCACAGGGGATGCGTTAATGTTCAGTATATTAACATCACTAGGCGCGGGCGCGGGCACAATGATTGAAAAATTTGCTGCCCAAACTTTTTTGGATGTTTTGTCCGGACGTAGTGGTAATACAGACATTCAAAAGCAAGTGGCTAAAATCCATAAGGCAGCATTACGTGTTACCGCAGCTCGTTTGCGCAAAAGAATCCTTGAAGCCTATGATCAAAATACTATGAATTGGACTGGGCATGCTACTCATCCATCATGGCTGGGCATTGGCGGAAGTGTAGTTATGGCGCATCTATTGCGTGCTAATAGACCGCTTAAAACAATGACCGCCAAGGGAATGCCTAAAAAACGCGGCTATAGCCAAAAGCCGCCAATTAAACCACCTGTGCAATATCCACTCGGTGGTAGGTTACGCAAAGCAACCCGCTATAAAATAGAACAGGATAACTTTACTGTTGGCGTTCTTAATGATGCCCAGGAAAAAGTAAAAACCAAGATGTCTAACTTCCAGGACGGCGGTATAATGGGTGGAGCTAACCCAGAGGCAACAAGGCGTTATTTTGCTGCAATAGGCATTCCAATCAGGCGTTCAACTGTATTAAGAGCTACACCGCGCCCATTGTATGTGCCAATAACACAACAATACCCACCAGAACGCCTATTCGAAGAGGCTTTTAATGATATGATGGCAGATAAACTCAGAGTTGGAGACTAAAATGAAGCTTTCGCAAGAACTCACCAGGATTGCTACTGCGGTTGCCAATGATGCGGCTTTGGAGTCGTATTGTCAGGCTATGTGGGGCAAATCAATATCAGTATATGTGCATATTGATCCAAAAAATCCGCCATCGGTCAATAATGCACCCTGGGTTGGTTTAACTATACAAGGTTATCGTCGTCCGGCGGAATATAATGTACAGGTTGTTAGTTTTGATCTGGAAAGTGCAGTATTTTGCTTTGAACCAAAAGCGGTGCCTGCGCCAGAAAAGACTGTTGGTACTGTAAAAATTTTGCAAGGTTTCGAAGCGCTGGAAGATCTTTCGGACTTGGTTTTTACTGCCATTGAAACGGCTGTATCCACCAGTGGGGTGCAATCTAATACAACATATAATGACGAGCAACAAACTAATCTTGTGATTTCGGATTTCCCAGGCTGGATAGCCAGCCGTATTTGGCAAATTTCTAAACATATTTAAGGAGATATAACTATGCAAGTTCCCAGTGTACCAATGACCGGCAAAGGCGCCAAGGTATCTTTGTCTTTTAACGACGGCGTTGCAACAACTTCGGCGTTAACTCTGCAAGCCAGCTACAGCTACAGCGGCGAAACGCTTGTAGATCGTGTTTATACCCTCGGCACCAACAGAATGATCAATAGCCGCCCAGCAGCTAACCCCTTTTGTTATGTTGATGGTATTCTTGATGGTGCTGACGTAAGCTCTACCGTCAGCAACGAAGTATCAGTATCAGCAGGTAATATGCTTGTAGCTAACGTATCTATTCCCATTGTTGCTAAAGCTGATGTGGCTATTGTTCGCCCAGCTGCAACTCAGGCTTGCTGGACAGCAATCGTTGCTGATACTGGCACCGGCGTTGTTTCTGCCGTCAAAGGCGCAGATACCACCGCCGGCACAGGTAAAGCTGGTTTACTTGATACCTACGGTACAGGCGCCGGTCAAAAGCCACTTATTGCCGCAGACGAGCTCTTGGTTGTTCATCTTGAACTCGATTCTACTGCAGGCACTGTAAGCTCAAGCGAAATGCTGTTTGATGACCGCGAATGGGCATCTATCAGCTATAAAATGCTGCCATCTATTGGTGCCATTATGATTGCCGAAGCTCTTCCCAAACTGCATACTGGCGGTGTTGCGCGTTCAGTATTTTTCTCTGGCAAATACTGGGAAGCCTCTGCATTGGCTAACGTGGGCGATGCTCAGCAATGGTCTGTTACGCCTAACACAAGCTCTGTTTCTGCCGTAACTTTTACCGGTGGCCCATCAGAATCACAGATCGATAACTGGTCATTCACTTTCAACCAGCTGTTCACCGACGCCAAGGCGCTCGATGCAATCTATAACCGTCAGGGCTATGCAGCCGTCAAACTGGAATTGTCTTCTGGACATTACTTTTTGTTCGTCGGCTCGTTTGCTGGCGGTATCACTGTTGAACCAGGCTCGTTCATTGTTCAGCAGCTCTCTGGCTCTATCCAAGACAGACCATACTGGTCAGGTCAGTAACGTAAATAAGCCTGGGGCTGGCAACAGCCCCTGGCTTTATATTAAAAATATCACAGGAGAACACATATGAAAAAGAATAGAACGATTGTAAGCAATCAGCCAATCAAGAGCAATAACCCTCGCGTATTGTCACCGGCAGATGTAATTAAGATCTGCGAAGCAAAGATTGTTGATGTATATGTCCCAGGATGGGATGCCTGTGTAAAATGTCGCGTGCCATCAGCTAATACTATTTATGACATCAGAACCAGGGCGACAACTAACGAAGCTTTCCAGGTCGAATTGTTTAAAGCATGCTTAATGGACTTTACCCCCAAACAACTAGAAGATTTATCACAAGCCAATGGCATCAAATACTTCGAACTTTACACGGCTGTAATCAGCAATACTGATCTGTTTACCCAGGCATTGTCTAAAGACAATGTAAAAAACTGACACAGCGGCTGGAGGACGACCCAGTCCTCTTTGCCGCTGTAACAATTGCCGCCGAAGATGGTGTGTCGGTGGCAGAGATTCTTGGGCGTGGTGCCTTGGATTTGGCACTACGAATAGCACATCGCACCATGAAAAAGTAAATAGGAGCGCCCCATGTCAATTATTAATGTAGTGCTTAAGGCAGTCGATGAATATAGCCAAACACTAACTGGACTAAATCAGGGCTTAGAGCTGGTATCTAAGGGCTTTGGCTTTGTAAAAGATGCCGGTGAAATTGCATGGAGCGCTGTTAATAAAGGACTTGAACTTGCTGCGGATGGCGGAACTTATAATGAAATAAGACGTCAATTTAATAATGTCGCCGATAGTTTTGGTCGCGATGGATCGGCTATACTAAAAACCCTTGATGATATCACTAATAGCACCCTAAGTATGCCAGCTGCGGCTGGTATTGCTGGCAAGGGTATCGCTGCCGGGCTGTCAGAGGGACAAATTGAATCTGCATTTACTTTTATAAAGAGGCGCACAGAGCTTACAGGCGAATCTTTTGAAAGTATGGCAGATACCGTATTCAGAGCCCTGCAGAGTGGAAGAACTTCTGTTTTGGGCTCTATGGGCATCGCTGTAGAGAAGGGCGACGATCTTGAAACTGTTATGCGCAAGATCACGGATGCCACTAAGAGCTATGGCGATGCCGGCTATAACCTTGCGGATGATTTAGATTTGATGGGGCAGGCGCAAGAAAGATTTGCATTAGCGATAGGATCTTCAATTGCAGAGACTGGTTTTATTCAGGATGCTATACAGGCGCTGGCAGGTGCAGTAAGTGACTTTATAGATTGGTTTGACCCACGTCCATTGACTGTATTTTTTGATATTTTTGGGCAGATGGTAATTGATGCCGTATCTGGTTTTGCCAAGGTTATCCCTGGGCTTAGCGATGTTTTTGACTATATTAAAAACCTGACAAGCGTAACCGGCGACAATTTCGGTGTATTTGTGCTTGGGGTCAGTGAATCATTATTTAGTATTGTGCGAACTGTTGCAACTGTTACAAACGAAATATTAAATATCCTTGACCAGATGGGCATTATAACTTTTGTCGAATTTGTTGTATCAACAGTCGTAGAAACCTTGCGTGTAGGCGGTGGGTTCATAACAGAAGCCATTGGCGCAATTATATCAACCACCATTGAAGGTTTTAGCGAAATTATTAGTTTGATCGCAGAATGGGCACGCGCTAATCCTACGCTTGCTGATAGCTTTGGTCTTGACCCTATGGCATTGACTGATATGGAAATGGGCTTTAAAAAAGCTGCGCGTGGCGTAGGCGATATGACCGAGGCGTTCCAAAAAGGTATTGAAAAAGCCGCAGATTTTGGACAAAGTATAAATGCTGAGTTATCCCAGGCGTTAAAAACACAGCGCTTTGATGTAACTGCAATTGATCAATACGAAAATGAAATGAAGTCTCGTATCAGTAAAATTGATTTTTCCAAGAGCTGGGGCGAAGCATTATCCACTGGACAAAAAGCACAAACTGAACTTAACCAGCAAACAGCTTATACAGCCAAAATGTCTGCGGATTTGGCAAAAGATACTGAAAAGAGTATGAAGGAAGCTGAGAAGGCTCAAAAGGAATTAGCTAAGGAACAGCAACGAGCCGAGAAAGAAAAACTTGACCTTGAAAAAGAATCTATTAAAGAGCGCCAGCGTTTATTTAAAGAACAGATGGACGCTGAAAAAGAAGCGCTTAAAGAACGACAGGCTATTGCTAAAGAACAGATGGATGCTGAAAAAGAAAAGCTAAAGCTGGAATATGAAAAAATCAAAGAAGATTTAGCGGCTAGAAAAGAAGCTATAAAAGAAGCCCAGGAATTAACCCGGGAAAGGTTTGAAGCTGAAAAAGAAGCGCTTAAAGAACGACAAGAAAAGTATAAAGAGCAATTTGACTCTGAAAAAGATGCGCTTAAAGATCGCCAAGAGAAATTCCGCGAACAGATGGACGCGGAAAAAGATGCGCTTAAAGATCGCCAAGAGAAATTCCGCGAACAGATGGACGCAGAAAAAGAGGCACTTAAAGAACGTCAAGAAAAAGAGCGTGAAAATTATGATCTTACTAAACAAAACCTGGTTAATGACAAAGAAAAAAAAGACGAGCTTATAAGCAAGCAACAAGACGCTATACGCGCTAATGCTGATGCGGATAAAGAACTGCGCGATAAGCTGGAAAAGATTGCACGCGAAAAAGCCGAAACTGATGTTGCCGCTATCGCTGAACAATTAAAAGGTCTGCAAATTAAATTGGACGCTACTAGTGGCGATACATCTTTGACTCCCGAAGCTCGCAAAGCACAAGAAACTGCAATTAAGGCAGAAATAGATCTTTTAAGGCAAGCCGAAAAAGATCGACAGGAGGCGCTTAAAAAAGAGCTTGAGTCTATTAAGGAAAATAGCAAAGCAGAACAGGATAAAAGCAAAAAACAGCTTGATGGTCTAAAAAAACAGGCAGAAAAAGAAGCCAAGACATATAAAGAGAAGCTTAAAAAGCTTGACGAAGAAAAGAAGGCGGCAGATAAAGCGCTTAAAGAAGAAGAAAAGCGCCTGGCTGAAAAGCAGAAAAAAGAAGAAGCTGCCCAGAAAGCTATTGCCAAAGAGATCGAAGCCAAGCAGAAAAAAGAAGAAGATGCTCAAAAAGCTATCGCAAAAGATATAGAAGCCAGGCAGAAGAAAGAGGCGGCTGCGCAAAAGGAAATATTAGATACTATGGAAGCGCAACGCAAAGAAGTAGAGAGAGCGGCGCAGGCTGACCTTAAAAACATTGCTGATATTGAAAAAGAAGCTACAAAAGCCCACAATGCAGATATGAAAAATCTTGAAAGCCGGCAAGACAAGGCAAAAAAAATCCATGATGATGAAATGAAGCGCTTGGATGAAAAGGCAAAAAAAGAAAGCAAAGACAGCGATGCATTATTGCGTGGCTTAGATCAGGCGATAAAGAATATAGGCAAGGGTGGCGCAGTAGCAACCACCAAAGAAGCTGCGAAAGAGCTGGCTAAGGATATTGCCAAAGAGACAGCCAAAGAGACAGCCAAGGAAGCCGCCAAGGCTGGTGATGATCCAAGCAAGGCTGGAT